GCGTCTGTTCCTACTGCTGCTGACAATGTATTTTTTGATGCCAACTCTAATGTTGGAACTGGCACATTCACAGTCACGATGGCAACTACGCCTCGTCTATGTAACGACTTCACTGCGTCTGGACTTGATGGAACAATGACACTAGCTGGGTCAGCTATTGGCTTAACTGTCAGCGGTAGTTTGACTTTTCAAGCAACTAACTTTACTCGATCGTATACAGGCACTACAACATTTAACGCTACAACTACAGGTAAAACTGTAACTACTAACGGTGTTACCTTTGGATCGGGAGGTGTTACATTTGACGGTGTCGGCGGTGCGTGGACGTTAGGTTCTGCTTTAAACTGCGGAGGTACATTAACTTTAACTAACGGAACATTTAATACTTCTGCTAGTAATTACGCCGTAACCGCTACTATTTTTTCATCTAATAACTCTAATACAAGAGTTATTACTTTAAATGGTTCCCAACTAACATTTTCAAATAGCGGGGCTAGTGGTGCTTGGAATATTACTACTTCTACAAATGCTACATTAAACGCTGGATCATCAACTATTAGTTTAAGCGCGATAGACGGTTATTTTATTGGCGGCGGTCTTACTTATAACACTGTTTCTTTTACAGACACCACGTCTAGTTTAATTAGTGCAGGCGCAAGAGTTATTACTGGATCAAATACATTTGCTAATTTAACCGTTGCAGCACCTGCTGCTGCTGGTATTAGCGTTATTCAAATAAATGCTAATCAAACTATAACTGGGACTTTGACTGCTACTGGTTCTAATGGAAACCAAAGGATTTTTATTCGTTCCGATACTATGGGAACTTCAAGGACGTTAACTTGTGCGGCTGTTGCTGCAATAAGTGATGTTGATTTTCGAGACATTACAATCGCTGGTGCAGTAGGCACGTTATCTGGCACTCGCCTTGGTGACTGTGGTGGAAATAGCAACATTACGTTTGTTGCTGGAGTAAACAAATATTGGAATTTAGTAGCCGGTGGTAACTGGAGTGCTACAGCGTGGGCCACAAGTTCGGGGGGTGCTGTAGCAAATACTAATTTTCCGTTACCGCAAGATACCGCTATTATTGAAGACACAGGCTTAACAGCAGGAAATACTATTACTTTAAATGTAGCGTTTTGGAACATTGGAACGTTTACAACTGCTACTCGTAGCACTGCAATGACGTTTGCTACTGGTACATTTAGACCAACATTTTATGGTAATTTTACTTATAGTTCTAGCGTAACACCAACAGGAACAGGAATAATTACATTTTCAAACAGGTCAACAAAAACAATTAATTCTGGAAATGTAACTTTTACTCAGCCTATAACAATTGATGCGCCTAGTGGTGGGATTCAACTTTTAACTAATAATTTAACTTTAGGTTCCACATTAACAACTACTCTTACCAACGGAACTTTAGACTTAAATGGTTTAGTTTTTAGCTCAGGTTTATTTTCAACTGCTACAGGGACTAAAAATATTACATTTAATGGCGGCACATTTACAATTTCTGGTACTTCAGCAACCGCTTGGAATAATGCTGTGCCTACTGGATTTACAACTACGGCGGGTACAGGTACTGGCAGTATTTCAATGACTTCAGCAAGCGCTAAAACATTTGTAGGTGGGGGATCAACATACAACTGCACGTTGAACCAAGGCGGTGCTGGTACGCTAACGATTACTGGAGCTAACACATTTAGTAATATTACTAATACAGTGCAACCAGCTCAAATTACTTTTCCTGCTAGTACAACAACCACGTTTACTAATTTTTCATTATCTGGAACTGCCGGCAATTTAATTACATTACGTAGCTCATCATCTGGAACTCGATTTACATTGTCTAAGTCTACTGGTGTTGTATCTGTATCTTATCTAGACATTCAAGATAGTGCTGCTACGGGCGGGGCAGCTTGGCAAGCATATTTAAAAAATGGAAACGTAAACTCTGGAAATAATACTGGGTGGATTTTTGTGCCAAGTAGTTTTTTAATTATGTTTATGTAAGGATAAAAAATTGATCCGCTTACTCTCCTAGCCGCCGCCAAAACAGCCGCTGCTGCAATACGCAAAGGCTGTGAGATGTACCAAGAGTACAAAGCGCAGGGGATGGAGTTGGTCGATGCGTATGGGCAAGCAAAAGATGTAGTCGCAGATTTAAGCGGTCATTTAGGTAACTTTTTTAAATCGCATCAACAGCTTGAAAAACATGTACATGAAGAAGAATTAAAGGCTAAGAAAACACGCGACCCTGAGTTGTCTGTAAATCAGGAAGCTTTTAATCGAATACTTGCACAGAAAGAAATGCAGCGGCTTGAAATTGAACTGAGAGAAATGATGGTGTATCAAGCGCCAATAGAATTAGGCGCGATATGGTCAGAATTTGAAGTGATGCGGGACAAGATTAAAGCAGAACGAGCAGAAGTCCAGCGTCAAGAAACAGTTAAGCAACAGGTGGTTGCATGGCGACGGGCAAGTATAAAAAGAAAAATCGCGGAGCAAATGACATCAATCGTGGCGGTCGTATTCATAATGTTGTGGTTCGTATGGGTGATGATACTAATAAGAACGAGTCAGACGTACCGTGGAGCTTACTCATCGCCGTGGTGGTCTTGTGTTTTGTGTTAGTAATTGCTCTCCCAGTGATGGGGATAATGTATATGGATATGAACAACGCAACAATTGCGGCGATGGAAGAAGTAAAGAAAATGCGTGAGTTACGCGCCAAGATATTAATGCAAATGCAGGGGGAATAATGCTTACTTTAGCTTCATCACTACTATCGTTTTTAATGTCTGGCTTGCCTAACTTTTTAAAGTTATTTCAAGACCGCGCAGATAAGAAACATGAGATTGAACTTGCAAAAATGCAGACCGAACGCGAGATGCAATTATTGGCGGCGGGTTATGCAGCTCAACAAAAGATTGAAGAAATAAAACTAGACGAAATTAAAACGCAGACTGAGGCCGATACAAAGATGTCCGTGATTGATGCCCAGAAAGCAGAGATGCAAGCGCTTTACAACCACGATATAGAGATAGGTAAAGGCGCAGCTCAATGGGTAATTAATATACGTGCAGCCACCCGTAGTTTGCTGACGTTGGGTTTTTACCTACTACTGGTATTAATTGACATAGGCATCTTTATCCACGGTATGACCCATGACGCCAGCTTTAATGATATGGCAAACCAGCTTTGGGACGAAGATACCAGGATCATGTTTGCAGCAATCATCACGTTTCATTTTGGCGGCAGGGCATTTGGAAAATGATTAGCGCAAAAGCTTTGGTTATGATTAAACACCACGAAGGGGTGCGTATGCGCCCTTATCAGTGCCCAGCCAAGCTTTGGACTATTGGAGTTGGGCATGTAATTGACCCAATGCACGGCAGATTAAAGATAGAACAACGGGCGGTATTGCCTTGTCCAGAAGGTTGGAACAGGACATTTACGATGGGGGAAGTCGATGCTATCCTTACAAAAGATCTTGAAAGGTTTGTACGAGGTGTATTTACCTACTGTCCTGCTGCTGGCAGTCGCCAAAGCTGGCTCGACGCTTTGGTCAGTTTTAGTTTTAACGTAGGGCTTGGCACACTTCAGAAAAGTACGCTAAGAGCAAAATTTAATCGCGGCGAGTATGAAGATGCAGCCGACGAATTTTTAAAGTATTGCAAAGCCGGGGGCAAAGTCTTAAAGGGGCTTGAGAACCGCCGCAAAGACGAACGTGCTTTGTATTTGGGTGGGTAAAAATGCCATTACAGCTCTTACAATTTCGTCCAGGCATTAACCGCGAAGGCACAACACTTGCCAATGAAGGCGGTTGGTATGAGTGCGATAAGATTAGGTTTCGTTCTGGATATCCACAAAAGTTAGGTGGATGGACTCCTATATCTTCCAATACATATCAAGGGGTATGTAGGGCGCTTATAAATTGGGTAACGCTGCAAGGTTATAACTTGTTAGGCGTTGGCACCAATCTTAAATACTATGTAGAAAACGGTGGTGTGTATAACGACATTACACCGATAAGAACCACTATTTCTTTGCCAAACAATCCATTTACAACGGTAAACGGCAGCACAACTGTAACTGTAAATGCGCCGGGATATGGTGCCATTACTAACGACTTTGTTACTTTTTCTGGCGCAACATCAGTAGCTGGTTTGAATTTAAATGGCGAATATGAACTTACTTATATAAATACAAATACATTTACCATTCAAGCTGGATCTGCTGCAAATGCAAGCACATCTGGCGGCGGCGCTTCTGTAACGGCTGTATTCCAAATAAACGTAGGTCTTGCTACATTTAGTTATGCAACTGGCTGGGGCGCTGGAGTATGGGGCGGAGTTGTATCTGGCGTTCAGCAAACAACTTTATCTGCTGCACTCAATTCATCTAACACCAATGTAACGGTAGTTTCTACTACTGGATTTTCTTCTGGCAACGGATCTATTTTAATAGATCAAGAATTAATTCGTTACACAGGTAACACGGCAACCGTATTTACTGGATCTACTCGCGGTGCAAATGGCACAATTGCCACCACCCACGCAAATGCTTCAATAGTTTATAACTCAACAACTTATATGGGTTGGGGTGCGACTTCTTCGCAAACTATTGGACTTCAATTGCGCTTATGGTCGCAAGCAACTTTTGGTGAATATTTATTAATCAATCCCCGCAATGGTCCTATTTACATGTGGGTTCCAACTTATTCTGTTTCCAATGTTCTTACATTTGCAAATAGAGCGGTGTTACTTTCATCTGGAAGTTCTGGGATATATCAAACTGATGTTGATTGTCCGGTAATTGTTTCGCAAATATTAGTGTCGGATGCTTCTCGATTTGTCATTGCATTTGGAGCTAATGATTATGGATCTAGTATTCAAGACCCTTTATTAATACGTTGGTCAGATCAAGAAAACTATGCGGTATGGACGCCCGCCATTACCAATCAAGCGGGTAGTTATCGCCTTTCTTCTGGGTCTACGATTGTTACCGCTATACAAACAAGGCAAGAGATACTTGTTTTGACTGATGCTGCTATATATTCCATGCAGTATCTGGGGCCACCGTATGTATGGGGTTTCAATATTATGTCCAACAATATTTCTATTATTGGACCTAATGCTATTGCAGCGGCAAACAATATTGTTTATTGGATGGGCAAAGATAAGTTCTATGCTTATACAGGTAGGGTTGAAACATTGCCATGTTCTTTAAGACAGTATGTTTTTGGCGATATAAATTTAGAGCAAAGCTATCAAACAATAAGTGGATCTAATGAGGGCTACAGTGAGATTTGGTGGTTCTATTGTTCGGCAAATTCTACTGTCGTAGATAGGTACGTAATATTTAACTACCTTGATAAGGTTTGGTATTACGGTTCATTGAATAGGTCTGCATGGTTAGATAGCCCGCTGCGTGATTATCCAATGGGTGCTAGTTATCAGAAAACAATTGTGTACCATGAGAGTGGAAATGACAATGTTGAAGTTACTGGAACATCTTTACCTATTAGTTCTTACATCCAATCATCAGACTTTGACATAGGTGATGGTCATAACTATGGGTTTGTATGGAGGATTATTCCTGACATTACATTTGATGGATCTAACGGTGTAGACAAACCACAAACCACATTTACTATAAAGCCTAGACAAAACCCTGGCGCTTCTTATGGAACTGCTGATACGCCAACGGTTACTTCGGCGCAGTCCTACACCAACCAAAAAAATTATACAGTTCAAGAGTTTACTCAAATTGTTTATACAAGACTGCGCGGTAGGCAAATAGCTTTAAGAGTTAGCTCAGATCAATTAGGATGCCAATGGCAACTTGGTGTGCCGCGTATTGATTTGCAAAAAGACGGCAGGAGATAAACATGTCAACTGGTACCACAAAATCTCCCGCTCTGCCAGTAGCTCCGATAGAATATAGCCGAGATTATCAAGATCAATTGAACAACATTTTGCGCCTATATTTTGCGCAACTTGACAACCCTGGCGCAAGTGCTGGGTCTGCTCAAAGACTGGGAAATACTGTTGTTGCAGCATTAAACTTTAGTGTTTTCGATGCAAAAACAGGAAACACAAGCGTAAGTTTTGCTACCAGCACAGATGAAGCTGCCGGAAGATTACGAATCGGTGATGTCTACTATGACACTGCCACTAATGTATTAAAGATAAAGGTGTCTTAACATGAGCCTGCATACCCTAGCTAACCATCTTCAAACCGCTGGTCGCGGTGAGGATAAGGTACTTGTCCACATGACCCCAGGTGAGGTTAGCGGTCTGCAATCCTTAGCCATGGCGCACGGTGGATCCCTGACTATTAATCCGCATACTGGATTGCCAGAGGCGGGATTCCTATCGGCTATTCTTCCTATGATTGCTGGCGCTGCATTGGCAGCTACGGGCGTTGGGGCCCCTATGGCGGCCTTGATGGTCGGCGGCGCTGGTGCTGCTATGACTGGCAGCTTGAGCAAAGGTCTGATGATGGGCTTAGGCGCTTATGGTGGCGCAGGCTTGGGTGCTGGATTAATGGGTGGTGCTGAAGCTGCTGGCGCGCTTGGTTCAGCAAATGCAATTGCTGCACAAAATGCGGCAAATATGGGAGCGCAAGCAACATCTACATTTGGTAATACTATGGGATCAGGTATGGTTGGTGGCGCCGCTACTGGTGCGGTTGCAAATCAAGTTCCTATTGGGTTGCAATCGGCTACCGGTACTGGTGCTTACGCTCCTGGCGCGCAATTGCCAGGACAGCCACAGCCAACTGTTTTTGGTGGAACTGCACAACCAGCTACGCCTGTCGTTGCTTCAAATTCTATAAATCCAACAACAGGGTTGCCTGCTGGCGCTCCTAGTGTTGAATCTGCTACGGCTTTTGATAGATTTAAAAGTCTTCCTGGCAAAGCATACGACCTTTTATCTGGCAGTGGCCCAGAGGCAGACAAAGCGCGTGAGGATTTTTTAAAACAGAATAAGAATTATCTTTTGACTGGCGGCTTAAGTGCGCTTGCCATGTCTAGAGAAACGCCTAAACCGCCTAGTCAGCCGCATTACAAAGTAAATCAATACGATTGGAATAGAGAATTTAATCCATCTGCTAGGGAGCCAGGAAGCTCTGCGGAGCGCACGTATTTTGCTGACGGTGGACTAGCATCTTTGCCGGTAGAACAGATGTCGCAACAGAATGCGTTAATGGATAATCCTAAATACCCCATGGCGTATCAAAACACGCCGCAGTATTCCACGCACACACAGAACCCAATTCCTCAGAACGTAGTTTATCCAGCAACGGATGACAATACTAATCCGTATAACGGTGAAGAAAGGTCTATGGCTACTGGTGGTTCTACTAGTGGATCTATAAAAAATAGCGCGGCTAGTTATGGTTTGAAGGAACCTAGAATTACTCCAATGGGCGGGCAAGCAACTGGTTCTACTTGGGCTGAACTTGAAAAAGTTGCAAAAGAATTAGGAATTAATACTAATCAATTTACAGTAAACAAAACGGTATATGTAAACGGAGTTAAG